ACAAGACAGAAGATGAGTTCGGCAACAAGACAGATGTAGGTGTAAACGGATTCAAATCATATAGATCATATTGGCATGAACAGCCCGGTCGTGATGAAAAGTGGGCTGAAGAGATCAAGAGCCAGTTAGGTCTTGATCGTTTCAACCGAGAGATCGGTTGTGAGTTTATTATCGCAGATGAGACATTGATCAATCCTAATACACTCATACAACTTGAAGGTGTGGAACCATTAAGTCGTATGGGACAAGTACGTTGGTACAAGAAGCCTACCAAAGGTAACATCTATGTTGTAGGATTAGATCCAAGTCTTGGTACTGGTGGTGACCCTGCTGCCATACAGATTTTTGAAGCGAACACTACTACACAGATAGGTGAGTGGAAACACAATAAGACAGAGATTCCGCAACAGATTAAACTATTAGCAGAAATCAACAAGTATATCGTAGAATGTACAGGTGAGCCTAACAACCTATACTACAGTTTGGAAAACAACAGCATAGGCGAAGCGGCATTGATATCATTAAACGAGTTCGGGGAAACCAATGTCCCGGGTATATTCTTCAGCGAATACGGTAAAAAGCGCAGGGGATTCAATACCACTCAGAAAGTCAAACTGACTGCTTGTGCCAAATTTAAGACCTTATTAGAGTCTAAAAAGATGAAAATATACAGTCGCCCATTGATAAGTGAACTAAAAACGTTTGTGGCACTAGGCGGCAGTTATGCTGCCAAAGTGGGGGAAAATGATGATCTTGTCATGGCCTCACTATTGATAGTTAGAATGCTACAGCAATTACAAGAATTCCATCAAGATATCGAAGGCCATATGCGTGACCATGAGGAATTCGTGCAACCGTTGCCCTTTTTTGCTGTCATAAGTTAAACTAGAAGACTAAATATACATATGCCAGTCAATTACGATACACTAAACAGAGAATTACACGATGTCTTGCGAAGCAGGGGTTATGACCCCATAAGCCTAGATAGCAAGGGCGATCCTACAGATGATATAGAAGAATCAGATGTTTTTAGATTTACGGTTACCGGTGAAGATGGTGAAAAGATCAATGCATGGGCTACAGTAGAGGGTAACAATCTAGTATTGTATATAGATGACAAGTTTACAGAACACAAAGACTTTGAGACATTTGCGCATTTTTTAAAACGCTGGTCACAACGTAAATTATTAGGATTTGATGTTTCCAATAAAGATAGATTATTAGGGGACATGAAAAAGAGGACTGTTATGAACAAAAAAGAAAATATGTTAGAGGGCTATCACCCAATGGGTAAGAAAGCAAGTTACAGCGATAACGTGCCAGAAGTAAAAATCATATTACAACACACGCGCCAGATTGAAGAAGGTGAACAGCGTTTCCGTAACATCGCTAAGATTTTCGTTGAGAATCTAGAAGGTGAGCGTTTCCTACTACCAACTAACCGTCCTGGATTAGCAAGAGTATATGCACGCCATATCGCAGAAGGCGGCACTCCTTATGATGACAAAGGTCGTCATATCACTACATTAGTAGAAGAATATTCACAGATGGCAGGATTTGTTCGTGCCACACGTAATGGACAGTTCAATGAATCAGCATTGGCATTAGTCAATGAAGGATTAAATCATTACAACACACTACGTATGACATTGCAGGGCATGGCAAGTCATCGTGGTTACAACAAGTATTTTGAAAGTTATACACCTGTACTCAATGAAGAATCAGACGATGATATTTCATTGAACGAATTGTTTGTGCAAGAGACATTAGATCCACGTATTGAAAGCGTGATGCCTATACTAAAAAGACTGTCAAAAAATGTCACAGAGATGACAGTCGTTAAAGAGTTAGACGAATGGGCAGAATCAATTACCGAAGTAGAAGATGAAACCACAAAAACATTGGCAGTACCTGCCGATGAAATGTTAGAAGGAGATTTACCAGCATATCATTCTGGTATACATGTCGCAAGATATCCTAGCGGTAGAAAGCCGGACGTAAAAGTAAAAGCAGGTAGCCCAGTAGAAGCGGCAACAAAAGCAGCAAAACATTGGGGTGTAAAAAGACACAATGTTGCTACATATGGTATAGTGAAAGGTGAAGAAAATCATCCTAGAGTAAAAGACCTTGAAATGATTGATGAAGCACCGGGTGCAGAAACATTAGCACACAATGATGATACTGAAGAAAAAAATCTTAAAGCATTTGGTTTAGCAGAAGATAGGGACGATCCAGTAGCCGGCGCAATCACTCGCAGAATACTAATGCAACGCCAAGATTTGTTACAGAAGTTCGGCCCTGTTAAAGTTATGTATGCTATTGACGATGTAGCAAATGGTGTTGGTGACGTTGACGAAATTGGTTCAAGTGATGTTAGTGGTTGGGTCAGACAAGTTGAACAATCATTAGGTGGTGTTGATGAAGGCGTAGTTGATACACTTAAAAAGGTCGGCAAGAAAGTTGCTGACTACATAGCACCCGGCGATGAAGAGTTACTAAAAGACTTACAAAAGAAAGCCGGTATCCCAAAACACGCACAACATGGTAAGCCAAGAATGGCTGTACCAAAAGATGAAGTTAGTGAAGCAGATATGGATGAAGGCATTGTTGGTAATATGATTAACAAGGCTAAAGGTATGTTCAAGAAACCGGCAACTGCACCGGCAGCACCTGCGGCGGCTCCAGTAGCGGCAAAGGCAGCACCGGGAATGGTGAAAAAGGGCGGCACAATGGATATGACTAAAAAGGTTGTAGCCCCGGCAGCAAAGCCAGCGGCACCGGCCGCAGGTGATCCTGTAGATTTTTCTCCTCAAGAAATTGCACAAATGAATAAAGACCTTGTTGCAATGGATCCTAAATCATTGGCGCAAGCTGCCGCAAGAACAGACTTGGGTCCAACAGTTACGGCCGCAGTTAAAGCCGAAGTAGCAAGAAGAAAAACAGCACCCGCAGTAGCAGAAGATTTAGATGCTGACCAAAAGCGTGTAGGTCAATTAGGCCCAACTGAAAAAGTAGGACCAAAAGGCGCTGTAGGTAAATTAGTTGGTACAAGCGAAAGTCGTGAGTTTGAAGATATCAAACGTTTGGCTGGCTTGAAGTAATTCACCCAATACTCAATAAATTAATATATTTTACTCTTCAATAGGGTATAAGTATTATTGACACACGATGACGTTAGTGTATAATGTCATCATGTGTTAGTTGTCTCCGACAACAAAACATAAAACACATTTAGGCTCAAATTAGGCATTTTTTAAAGGAGAAACAAAATGGCAAGTCTAGCAGATATCCGTGCCCGTCTCGCGGCACAAGAAAGTAAGAAAACAGGTCAGGGTCAACGCACCCAATCAGATAACGCAATCTACCCACACTGGAACATGGAAGAAGGTACAACTGCTACTATTCGCTTCCTTCCAGACGCAAACAACAGCAACACATTTTTCTGGGTAGAACGTCAGATCATCAAGTTGCCTTTCAATGGCGTGAAGGGTGATCCAAATGCAAAGCAAGTTATCGTTCAAGTCCCATGCGTAGAAATGTATGGAGACAACTGCCCGATCTTGGCAGAAGTTCGTCCTTGGTATAAAGACGATACTCTCAAAGAAATGGCAAACAAGTATTGGAAGAAGCGTAGTTATCTGTTTCAAGGTTTTGTTCGTCAGAACCCAATCGGCAATGATGCGACTCCTGCGAATCCGATTCGTAGATTCGTTATCAGCCCACAAATTTTTACTATCATCAAGTCAAGTTTGATGGATCCAGATATGGAAAACATCCCAACTGATTTCTTGAATGGTACTGATTTCAACGTTAAGAAGACCAGCAAGGGTGGTTATGCTGATTACTCTACTAGCAACTGGGCTCGCAAAGAGACTCCGTTGACTGAAGCAGAGCAGGCTGCTATCGAAGCACATGGTCTTTTCAATCTTGCAGACTTCTTACCCAAGAAGCCTAGCGAAAGCGAACTGCGTGTCATCAAAGAAATGTTTGAGGCTTCAGTAGATGGTAAGCCTTATGACAATGACAAGTGGGGCGCATACTATCGTCCATATGGTCTTGAGGCTCCGGCTGGTGTTGCTAGCGCAGAACCTCATGTTACTGAGACTACTACATTGAGTGTTTCTGCCAAGAAGCCAGTAGTTCAGGAAGATGAACCAGAAGAGAATAGTGATCCAGTAGTAGTTCCTAAGAGTACTTCTAGCGACAAGGCACAAGACATTTTAGCGATGATCCGTAGCCGTCAACAGAAGGGTTAATTTGAAATGGGGAGGGTAACTCCTCCCCATTCTTTCTTTTCATAGGAGACCTACCATGACACTACCAGACGAAAGATTCCGCGCACTAAAGCAAGGAAAGAAATTACTAGAAGAATTATGCGATCCGGGCAAGACGCCTAGGGTGCCGAGCATCGTCCGTGACCGTGCCCGTGGTGCATTAAGACATTTTCCAAATGACTATGAACTTGATCGTATCGCAGACAGTTGTCCAGAAATGCTTGACAAAATCGCATTTAATGATAGACTATCAAAGAGATTATGAGGATTACTAAAATGGCAAAAACAATTAAAATCAATGAAATTAAAATCAATGAGAGTTTTTCTCTCAATTATAGCAGCCGCGAAGCAGATAGCGGTGATACAGTCATGGACTGTAATATCAATTTTGATAACCCCAAAGACAACAATGTTGTTGTCACACGTT